GGGGATTAATCCCCCCACCACTGTGTTGTAATGTGAATTTATTCGCATTTCACCACTAGCATCGCATTTATGCGATGGTTTTTCTAGTCACGAAAGTGCCACTCTATTCCGAGTGTTTGCGGTTTTAGACCGCTTTTGGGCCCCACCAGGCCCAACTTCGTTTCGGGTTATCGTTAAACCCGTTTTTGGCTTCTTGTACGCAAGGAGCCACCCCCCTATATTTGCAGGTATTTTATAAACCTGGTCCTTGTGCATTTTGCCTTGGCAAGCAGGAGCTGCTTATTTTAAAGCTCCATCGCGATCCTAGTGATCGCCACACCGTATGTTTACGGTTGTATCTCCCTTGATCCATGAATATGGATCATGCAATGATTGTCCGGAGAGTAAGAACAATCAAGTAGTCATTATACACTAGTATCCATTTGGCTTATGGCCGCTAGCTTGACTACTTTTGAACACCTCGTGTGTTCATATCATTTTTCCGTTTAGCCAACGGAATTCGACGGGTTTAGTGGTGCTGCACCCCGTAGAATTAAAAACTTAAAGTACCGCTCGCAATTCAGTTAAGAGTAGTAATAAGAGTTCCTTGAAGAGGAATGTCTGTAAGAAGAAGGGCAAGAGAGCCCAAGATATTGTAGTAACGAGCTTAGATTGTGAAGCCAAAAGAAAGGCATCGCAGTCTGAGGACGAGAAGAAGACTCCTCCCAAGAGGATTTTCAAGAAGAAAGAAAAGAAAGAACTTAAGGTTTCTAAGAAGAAGTCTTATCATGAAGGCCGTTGGGCCGCCAGTGATAATAAGAATTTAGAACTATTTCATGGCATTGATGCGCTTGAAGTTATCAAAGTCAAAAAGATAGTTGAAGAGAAGAAGGAAGAACCAGATTCTCTGTTCAGATGTTTTCGTACTGAAAAATCTGAAAATACAAGAAACAGATTGCTTAATGCTGGAGTTAGCCTGGAAATTACCAAGACAGGTGTACTTCGAACTGATGATGAGATCATCGGCATTATGCGAGCAAAGGAAGCTTTTGCTAAGAAACAAAAGCAGAAGAAGCGTCAAGGTTTCAAAGTTGCAAAGAAACAAAGAACCTTGGAACGCAAAGGGATTGTCATCGCAGATAAGCCCGTTGCAACTTCAACTGCTAAGTGGAAAGCTGAACAAAAAGCTTTAGCCCTTAAGCAACAAAAAGAGAAATCTGTGCCTTTATATACTAAGGCACAGAAGAAAGAGTTTAGGGCTATGAAAGATCGACAGAAACTCCTTAAACGTAAGAAGAAGGACGATAGGCGTCAGACCAATCATGGTGGCGTTATACGCACCGAAGCTGGTATTTTTCCAGTAGAGGATTTTAGCGCCATCAATGCATTTAGGTCTTCGATCATGCATTCAGATATTGCACAACATTTCAATAACAAAGAGACAAAAGATACAGCTTTGATATTGCTATATTTGCATCAGATGTATGAATCACCAAGCTTTAGGCTTGACTGCTCTGTCTCGGCATCTTTTGCCTTGGCATATGCAGGTTTCGACTTCACACACTTCGCAGCGTTCTCGTCTTTAAGCATTTTTAAATGTTTACGCGGGCGCCGCAGAGTTAAGACAGAGTCTTTTTCAGACGCCGTCGACTTCTTTTCACGCAGTTTTGAGGTACTGCTTGAATCAGAATTTTTTGTTGCCATCCGCACTGTGGTTCTCATAGCTGTTGGATGGAAGTTGTTTGATAGAGATTTCTCGCATTTCATTTTCAGGAATTTCGGCGTATTTGGCAAGCGTCTCACTAACATTGAGGCTGTTTCAGCTATTTTTGCGTCGATTCAAGTGTTTATCAAAATTGGCGAAGGGTTGCTTAACGGCTTGCCTTTGTCTTCACTTTTGCTTGATGCTAATCCAGTTCGATCTGCGTTAGATTCCTGTGACGATCTTTTGGCAAGAAGTAATCTATTGTATTATGGATTGCCAAAGGAGGATCACATGTGCGCCAAGGCGTATGTTAAGGAAGCTAATGAAGTATTAGGAGTTCTTAATCATGCTCTGAAAAATAAACAACCATTTTCTTGCGGTTTTCAAAACTTGAGAGATAAGACATACAAGCTTATCGAGTGTAGAAAGGCCGTGATGGGTTCCCTGACTAGAGGATTGAGGATACCACCTATTGGTGTCATCATCCATGGTCCGCCCGGCATTGGAAAGTCAACCATTGTGAATATGGTTTATCAAATTTTCTCGCATGTTAAAGGACGCGTGTACGATCCGTGTCACGTGTTTGAGCGGGTTGTCATCTCCCCTTATTGGGATGGTTACGACCCGGTTGGAACTCCTATTATCCATCTTTCGGAAGTTGGAAGCACTGCGGCGAATATAGTTCGCACCAGAGGTGATCCAGCTGTTCAAGAGTTAACATCCTTAGTGGACACCCTACCTTTTGTTTGCAACATGTCTAGTGTTGAGGACAAAGGCAGGGTTAGTTGCTTGGCAGAATTGGTTGTCGTAGACACCAACAACCCAAATCTCAACCTAGAGTATATAGTTACAAATCCTAGTGCTTATGCAAGGAGGTTCATATATATTGAACCAACAGTAAAGCAAAAGTACGTTAAGAAAGGAACTTCTGCTCTGGACCCCAAAATTGAGGGCGAATTCTATGATAAATGGACTTTTAAGGTTAGCACGAAAGTGCCAATTAACCTTAAACATTCCAAGACTGAAATCGTGCTTGATAATGGGGATGTTAAAGAATTTGAGAGAACTCTTTCCCAGATGTTTGAAGACACTATCGAAACGAATGATAACGTCCGCAAACAAGCATCGAGGAGTCTTTATGATTCCCCAATGGTGCAAGCTGGAGAGTTCCTTTCAGGTTTATTTAATTCTGAAGGTGGAGTTATTGGTAGTTATGTGAAAGGCGTAGGGCGAAGGCTCTGTGAAACCGCCTATTCTTCATGTATTTTAGCAGTTTCCACCTGCAACTCATTTATGCTCAACTTTTTGTTAACGTTGTACGCCCTCCCGCATCCAGCGAGGGGGGCAGCATGTTTAATGATTGTTCTTCTCCTTTACTATCTAGGATTGTTGACGCCGTTTTTGATAATTACTGTGTACTTAGCGTGCACTGTGGATATCTACGCCTTCACTGTCAAACAGATAGAGCGAAGGATTAGACACGAGAAGAATGTGTTTTACACTCGCCTGCGGCGTGTGAAAGATAACATTTATGGTTCCTTCATTTACCTTTTCGGAGGTGAAGCTGGGCCAATGGTTACCTTTTGCAGTTACGCTTTACCTACATTGGCGATCGCTATGGCTTTCGTCACATACATGTTTAGGAAAACACGTGACACTGAGGCATCTGAGTATTTACCCTCTGGTCCTGTCTATGATGAGATCAGGGTGGTTGAGGACCATTACAATTGTGGCAACTCATATGAACGTGTTCCAATTAAGAACACTAAGATTTGGAATAATGTTGTCATTTCCCCATCTACTCATCAAGGAGAACTGCAAGGTTTGCATGGCGCAATTATGCGCAATTGTAGATTATGCAGAGTCTTCAATGGAGATAAGTGCCTTAAGACATATTGCCTTGGGGTGGGATCTAGTTATGCTTTGATCAACTTACATGCTTTGGGCAATAAGTTAGAAACTTTTGACATAGAAATTCTGTGTAAAGGAAATTTCTGTGATTCGGGAGCTGTGATACGAGCCAATATCCGAAGATGTGATTTGGTGCAAGTCTGTAAAGATATTGTATTGATTGATATCGGCAATATTTGTTTCTCTGACATCACGATGCATTTTCCTTTAGAGGATGTGCGTTTCAAGAATGTTAAAGGAATGATCGGAAGAGAAGAGATCAGGGCACACTGGTTTGCTGACAAACTGACGGCTGATGATAAATTCAATGGTAGCGTTGATTTTGGTTCGGTTATCACTTATGTTTGGATGCAACATGCGCCTGGATCCTGTGGTTTACCCATAGTAGCTCGGCGCGATAGTGGATCATGCATTGTTGGCGTACATTCAGCAGGCACATCAGGATCTGGTGATTGTTACGGCGTTGTGGTTTTACGCGGCGCATTGAGGGAAGCTATGAGTAAGTTATGTTCAAGTTCCCCTTTTCAGATCTTAAGTGAGGCAGAGTGCGTTCAAGGTGCAATGCCACATTTTAAGAGCCCTGTCCGATATGAGGACTTGGGTCCGATTACATATTATGGCAGCGTTTCGCAGCCAAATATGAATCAGCGTAGCAAATTGAGTAGGACTATTTTCTCCAAGCATCTCGCTCATCTTTTCTTTGATAAGCTAGGTTACCAGAGGTTAATTTATTATGAGAAGCCTTTGATGCAACCTGTGATGCGGAAGGGGGTTTTTATGAGCCCTTACAATTACAATTTGCGCAAGATTTGTGTTAGCAAGAAAAGTTTAAGCAGGGGTCGTCTATTGAAGTCTATCGATATCGTGTACGATCAGCTGTTTAACAACTTATCTAAGCGTGACATTCCCAAGTTGACCCCTTTAACATTAGAGGTGGCCATGAATGGCATGAACACAGATGCCTGGCTAAGAGCCGTGAACTTTAATAAAGCGGCCGGTTTTGGAACGCCTGGGCCAAAGAGTGCTCATTGCTATCGCACTGAGAATCGTGGCCCTTGGGATTTTCATTCAATAACGAATGAAGAATTGACAAGGGAGATTCTCAAGATTATCGATTGTTACAGGCGTGGCCAGAATTATGGGCCTGTGTTTAAGGCCCAGTTGAAGGATGAACCGCGAGATCGCGACAAGGTTGCGATCGGGAAAACGCGTATCTTCTATTCAACGCCTTTTGCATTTTTGATAGTGCAAAGGATGTTTTTGGCACCTTTGTACACTTTGATGGTTCAATTTTCGCGTGATTTTTACACAGGATTGGGAGTCGATATGCATAGAGACGCTCATGATTTGTACGATTTTCTCACCTCTTTCTCGGATGACATTTTCGAGGGAGACTATGGAGGATATGATCAATCCATGCCTTTTGAGATAGGCATGGGAGCGAACGCGATAATATTGAAATTGTTGAGCGAGCTTGGCTATAGTGACGAACAATTGTTAATCACTAGGGGCTTGTTGTCGGATAATCTGTTTCCTCGAGTTGAGATGCTTGGGGAGTTGTTTCAGATTCCGGGTTTGCAGCCTTCTGGCAAGTACGCGACAGCGGAGGATAATTCTTTACGGAACCTTTTGATCATGGTTTATATGTGGCTTTCCTTTCCAGAAAGTGAAGGAAAGAGTTTCTTTGACCATGTGAGACCACTGGTTTATGGTGATGATGTAATCGCTGCTGTGAAAGATGCAGATTTCTTCAACGCGATTTCGTATTCGGAAACGTGTGAAGAGTTGACAAATCTGGTGTTTACTAGTTCCTCTAAGGGGAACATAGAGCATCCTTATTTGTCTCCGAGTGAGATGTCTTTTCTAAAGAGAACTTTTGTGTATTATGAGCCTCTGGGCCGCATTGTGGCCCCTTTGGCTTTAGATTCAATTTATAAGACTCTTGAGTGGATGTCTCCCTCGGAGATCAACATCGAGTCTCACCATGAGATGTTGGTCAATTCATCACTTCGCGAGCTTTTCTTCCATATGGAAAGAAAGAAGTATGGCGAAGTGAGGGAGGTCTTGGGCGAAATACTCGCCGAAGAATTCCCGGAGAGCAAGTTTGATCTTATTTCATATGATCAGATTCTTGACTCTCTGTTTATATGTCCCATAGCAATGCCTGTACAGGGAGGAAGACAGGCCGCTCGTGAAGTAGTGGTGACGGAATCCGCCGTCATTCCACGAATAGGATCGTTCGCTAAGTATTCGGAGATAACTACCTGGGGTTTTGGTCGACCCCTGGATAGGTTTCAATGGCCCGCTGAAGTTAAAAAGTTACTGAACGAAGTAGAGTTAGAGATGAAAGAAGTAGAGTATCAATTCAGGGCGATGGTGAATCCATTGCCTGGATGCTGTTATCGGCAAGCTAAGCAAAACATGTTGTATTCCAGTTCTCCTGGATTTGGAAGAGAATGTGATGTTTACTTCGCCTTTAAAGCTCGTCTGAAAGCGTTGGAGCTTACAGCGAACAGGTTGCGTTCTGCCATCGACAGAAGCAATCGGAGTTTCAATGTGGTGACAGAATCTGGTATTGAGTCGGAGATGACCAACCAGGGTGATATTTCCACGCAAACTGATGTGCATCAGAATGTGTCTGATGTCGCTGGAGATGCTGGGGATTATGATCCCCAGCCGGAGTACACCACTATCAATGTGGGTCAGGATAACGTACTTGATATGTCCGTTTTTCTTGAACGCCCTTTGGCTGTCACAAGCTTCAGCGTTGCACCAGGTTCCTTGGTGAATTACAACGTTGATCTGTGGGATTACGTCTTGTCACACCCCAGCATACGGGCGAAGATCAGGAATTATGCATACATCAGGGCGAAAATGAATGTTAGGATTGCCATATCCGGCACCCCTTTCCATTATGGAAAGGTGTTAGTATCCTATCAGCCGTTGGCTGGGTTCAATGAGAATCTCAATATAGTCGACAGTGAGTTGAGTCTGAATAGGTCGTTGTCACTGACTTATCTTAGTCAGTCTCCCTATTCACGAGTTATGGATATAAAATCCAATAAACCACTCGAGATGGAGTTTCCGTTTATCTCTCCACAGCCTGTGCTGCGTTTGTTCAACAAATCCCCCCTTATCATCCCGGAGGGTTCTCCGTTCAATGATGCGGTTGGATTTGGCAAGCTCTATGTACAATCCCTGAATCCCGTTAGGTGTGCGAGTGCCACCCCATCTGATGTGTCAGTTTTTATCTACGCATATATGACTGATGTGCAGTTGGGTGCTCCCACAGGGACGGTTCTTACTGTTGGAACCGAATCAGGGAAGGACGAACGGATGTCCGGACCTATTGAGAAGGTGGCGACTCGCGCTAGTGAGATAGCGTATAAGCTTACCACAATTCCAGTGATAGGCCCCTACGCCAAAGCAAGCGCGGTCACCTTGGGAGGCCTGGGTAGTCTTGCAGCCCTATTTGGCTTCTCCGTTCCCACGATGGAGAATGAGCCAACTAGGGTTAAGAATCAAGCTTTCCAGAACGGCACTCATGTCATTGGATATGATACAGGCAAACGTATCACTCTTGATCCAAAACAGGAGTTGAGTGTGGATCCCAGATGTGTGCAGCGAGAGACTGATGATATGTCGTTGGCATACATCAGCTCGCGCGAGAGCTATTTGGATACGTTCGCGTGGGAAGAGTCCACTGTGCCCCTTTCGACATCTATTTGGATGGCTCCTGTGAATCCATCTATAGTGAAGGCAGTGCCAACAGGACCATCCGCATTTGTGGTGGCCCCAACAGCACTTTCTTTTTGTGCTACACCATTTGATGTTTGGAGAGGCGATATACAGTTCCGATTTGAGATTGTGTGTTCGAAGTACCATCGCGGGAAGTTGGCTTTTTATTTTGAGCCAAATATTTCTCAAAACGTGGTGATTGACACTGTCTTGGACATGAACAAGCAGTTTATCAAGGTGATTGATATTCAAGAAGTTCAAGATATCTCCTTTACCGTTAATTGGGCTTTTCCGAGAGCCTGGGCCAAGGTTTTGCCAGCAAGTTTGCTGGGCGATCTGGGCACAGTTGGGTTTCTCGGACCTCAATTATCGGAATATGCCAATGGCTATGTTGCCGTTACTCCATTCACTAGTCTTCAATCACCGGATGGATCCGATATTTCCGTCAATGTGTACATCAGCTCCGCGAACATGATGTTCAATCAAGCGATAGATGCCAATTTTCCAACTGCTAGACCAACGACAGAGTCTGGTGAGCTTTCGTCAGAGGAAGTTACAATGATGGACCTGAACGTGTCTTCAGCCGATATTTCACAAATATGTGAAGAACACTATGGAGAGATGCCCGTTTCTTTCAGGGCGTTGCTCAAGCGTTTCAACTCTGTGAAGGACTATGAAGCTCCCACAGGAGATGCAACTATTGCGCGCACTGTGAGGGTTAGTGACATTTCCAATTATCCAAAGGTCATTCCATCATATGATGGCTCATCTGGGTCATCAAGCCTGTATGGATATTTGCGTTATGCGTTTATTGGCATCCGTGGAGGGACACGTAGGAGATTCCAGCTGGTTGGTGATGTCGAATATGGCAGAAACAATGTTATTCTTGTGAGACTTGACCCTCCTTCTGCCGCAGATATTCCATATACTGTGGTCTACTCATCGAATTTGAATGCTTTTGAGTCTCTTTATAGAGGGAGCATTCTTTTCGTTCCACACGTGAATGGAGGATTTGAATATGAAGTTCCTTTATACACGAACAATCTGTTTGGCATGTCTTTTTCTGAGGATCCTTTCCCCACAACCAGCATTGTCGAAAACAACCTCACTCGTAGCCACTCTATTAGAGTGGCTATTTCCAAATCTCCTGATACTAATGTGTACTATCAGAGCCACTTCGCTGCAGGTGACGATTTTAGTATGTTTGGATATCAAGGAGCCCCATTATTTGTGTACTCATCCTGAGTGCAAACCGAGCTAACGGTATATAAATTCTTTGGACCTCGTCCATTCT